TCACTATCCACCCCTTCGGGGGTGTACTTAAATATTATCAAAAAATGCTATGAAAGTAAAATACAAAGTAAACAAACATGGTTTTGACTGGAAAGCCTTCCTAGCGTGGTCATTGCTGATTGCATTGCTACTCTGGTTGGTTTTCAAATAAGGAGTATCTATGATTCAAGTATTATCCAAGGAAGAAATGATGAACTTCTTCCAGACACATTCGCGCTATCAAATTGCACAAGCCACAGGCATATCAGAGCAAACCTTGGCAAACTATGTCAAAGGTCGAACTGACATTGGCGGCATGTCTTTTGATAAAGCAATAAAAATAACAGAATACTACAATAGTTTGCATGGAAAGAAATATGGTTACAGAGACCCTAAAAAATAGGGTCTTTTTTGTGTCCGCAAAAACGGAAATTTTGAGAAATGTCCGTGATAAAGGCAAGTATTTTGCTATCGAATTTTGAAAAAACGCTATTTTTTTGAAATTCGGGCAACAAAAAAAGCCCAGCAGACCGCTGGGTAAAAATCAAATAGGCTCTTTTGTAAGTCTATAGCGTGTGCCGTTGATTGTGACTTCAATACCTTCTATCGCTACTTCTATTTTATCAGTCTTAGCGACATCTGTGACAGTCTGTTGGTCGTACTTAGCAAGTGACCCATTTTCCGACTCAATAGCTTTCAGACGGCTTGACATCCCTACCAGGTAATTATCATAGCCTGTAGCAGCGTAGTCATAAACTGCATCGCCTGTCTTAAACATGCCCTTGACTGCCTCGCTAAAGGTTTTGGCTCCTGAAACCTTGTAGCTACCTCCTGAACGTAGCAGGTAGAACCAGTCTGTCAAGAAATCATCCACACTAGCATAGTGCATATAGTATCCGCCTTCGTTTGACGGACGAGCAAGACCTCTAGTGACAATAACTCCTGAGGGACGAGTGATTTGCAAGTCATTGCTTGTCATAGTCATACCCCCCCAGTTGTTATCTGCTTTACCTACAGCTGAGGTACCCCAAAGCCCCTCAAAGTGTAGAACGGTAATAGCGTAGCTAGGTAGGATATTCTGTTCCTTACACTTGGCAAGGATAACATCTAGGACAGATTTTTTGAGAATTGCTCCATTGAAAGATAGGTCTCCCTCTTCTTTGGTTACTGTGGCTTGTCCAGGTGGTTCAGTTTGGCTTGTTTTAGTTTCCGTGGGCTGGTTTACCTCAACACCTTTTGACGGCTCTGAGGACTGTTTTTTGAGCAATTCAGTTACACGTCTTTGCACGGCTGGATAGTCAGCACCTAACGACTGCTTGCGAGCCTCACCGTTGCCATGTTTTCCCTGAATCACTTCTTGAGCCAGTTGGTCAATAGTCTTTTTAGGTGCCGTAGCTTTGCCATTAATAACTGCCATGACAGGTTCATATTGATTGCCCAAACTTGCTTTGCGGGCATCTCCGTTACCATGTATCCCAGCCAAAGTCTCCTTAACAAGCTGATCCAATGATTTGTTGCTGGTGCTGGGCTGATTTGCCGGACGATATAGATAGTAATACATACCACGAGATACATTATTGTAATCATCAATAGTAATGCCATTGCGTTTAAAATTACAATGGATAATGTTGACATTATCCACAAATATCCCAGTGTGCCCACCTTCACCGCTGGAATAACCATGTTTACCCCAAATAAAAACATCATGTCTTTGGGCGTTAAATGGTTTATTTTCAGCAACCAAAACATATCCATTACGAATCAACCAGTCATGCATATGCTCCGTGTCGACCGCCCAACCCGCAGAAATCGCACCGCCTGCCATTAGCGCATAATATACAGCACTAGAGCAGTCATAACTATTCGGACCGTTACGATAGTCCATTGAGTAAGAGACTTTGCCGATACGGTCGCTCATCCAACGAATGGATGTTTCAAGATTGATTGTCATCTAATACCTCCAAAATTGGTACAAGTAGAAATGCAATTGGCGCCAAAATAATCAGCGCCAACACACAAAATGTTGTCTTTAATATCCTCATTGTTTGTCTGCCTTTGGCTCGTAATAGTCAAGAGCCTGCTTGCTATCTGATACTCCTGCAGTTGTCGGGTCGTTGATGATACCCACAACAGTCAAGATAGACATAATCGTCGCAAAGGTTGACTCCCAATTTTCAGGGACCCAATTAAAGCCCAGTTGTTGAGACAAAAGTACCAATAACGGTACTAGTGTCCACCAAAAAGTTTTATTGCGTAAACGTACGCCCCAGTTAATTTTAGTCATATCAATTCTCCTTCTTCAATGGTAAATCACAATAGATGCCATACATAGTTTCAATTTCGCCATTGCCGCCTAAAACCTTATACGATTCAAACAGCTTGGCGATTTCCCGACGTTCTTCAAGAGTTGTCCATCCTCGCTCGATGGCAGCATCCAAATCGCGATAGAGGACATAACGACGACTACTACGGCTACTCGTTTTGAGATTTTCGACATCATACTTAATCGCTTCACCAGTCGACTTGTTGTCATCCGCAACCTTTTGCAAAGTCGTTAGACGAGCATTGATAGCCGTTAGTTCGTTCTTATTGTTCGCTCCAATCTTTGCGATGGCAACCCCACCAATCGCCGTCACTAATGTTCCAGCGAAAGGTGTTGCCGCATGCAAAATTTGGATAAAAAGATTTGGTTCTTCGACCATAGGCTATCCCTCGCTAATCAGTTCAGCCAAGATTTCCTCATCTTCAACCATCTTTGTGAGATAAGCCTTAATTTTATTTTTGATAATGTCTGAAAAAGGCAAATCTTTATATTTGATACGTCCTTCGAAAATTTCGATTGCGTAAAGTTTAATCATCATATCTGTTCTCCAATCTTTATTTTTTAATAGTTTCCAAGGTCTCTTCGACAGCTTCATCATCAAATAGACCAGTCTGCAATAAATCTTCATCCGTAAGCAACCCCTTCCCATACAATGTCATGACGACCTGCAAGAATGCAGCACGGGATGATGTAGACATCGTAACTTGCTCTTTAACCTTTTCAAGATTCTTTGTAGCTTCGTCGGTAATATCATCGATCTTGGCAAGACGTTTGCCAATTTCATTGAATTTCTCATCTTCTGCTCTGTTCGGGAAATTGTCCTGATAGATTTTCTCGAGTGCTAACTCAAACAGTTCTGCATCCGACTTATCAATAGCTTCTTTATCAAAATAGATGGGATACATAGCTCCCTCATCATTGATAAGTAATACTCTAGTTTTTGGATGTTCACCTTGCGTATATTCCAACGATTTGTTTCCAAATTTTAACCTCATAACTATTCCTTTCTATGCTGGATATGGGTCATTAGTGATGTATGTAATCGTGCCAGTATATACATGAGCACCGCCAGTCCCATTTGTTAATCTGATTTTTCCATCTGATGCAAAATGCAATACTGATGGCGATTTTGTAAAGCCACCTACATTCGGTGCCATAAGCATGTGTGTCTCAACAGTCGGACGATACCCTAACGGGATAGTCTCAACCATCTGACTATACTCAAAGACATCAATGTTGGTAATGCGACGATTAAGCGTGATGGTAACCAGGCTATCCTTGCGTATCAATGTCACATTAAGCCCATACGGAAATCCCATCGTCAATGTCTTCAATGGCTTTTCTTGTAAGAGTGGATGGTCTTCTGTCACCACCATTTTCCACGGTTGCCAACTGCCGGCTATCTTAACTCGATAGCAAGACACCATACCACTAAAATCAATCGACTCCTGGAGTACCCAATCATTATCGTGCTTGCTTACTTTGATGTACTTCCATTGATTCTGCCCATCAAACGGAGGTTGATTCGCCATACGTTCTCCGTAGTAAAAGCCGGTATCGACGTAATTATTCCAATCGCTAAAAGCCGGTATAGCTTGGCCAGTGTTCTCTGTCAATCGATGGTTTTGAATCGACTTACCGTTCAAGTAATATCCGCCAGTTGACTCTACAGACCCTCCCGGAAGGTTCGTATCTACAATTTTACCGACCGCAAAGCGGTTGCCCTTCTCGTAGCTGAATACTACCGCTTCAGTCGAAACTTTGATTTTAAACTCCGAACGAGTGAACTTGTCTTCAAGTATTCCTATGACATCCCACGACTTATCAGAAGAATAAGTACCTGATAGATTGGCCAGTGAATTTGTCAGGCTCGCCAAGGTCGTAAAAGTACCAGATGCCGGACCGTTGTCTGTCGTGTAATTATTGCTATCTGCTGGAGCTACACGAAAAGTTAAAGTCATTGTGTTTCGTTGGCTACCACCTACCGTCAGCGGAGCTATACGAGCGTTTCTGAGAATAGAGAATGTACTCGATGTCGCTCCTGAACGTTCCACGCTAAAGTTGAAAACTGGTGCAAAATATTCCAACACTGTCACAGTTCGCTCTATCATGTTACTCGTTCGACCACGGCTGTCTGTCACCCTTGCTCGTATAGTAACCTGACCGTGATAGTTCATAATTCCCAAGCTACCACCATTTTGACTAATAGACTGGTTCTTGCCGACTATTTCTGCGTGATAACTTGTGATGGTCGAACCGTATGCCCCTGTAGCTTGCCCAAAGTGCACGGCTATGTTCGAAACAATCTGCACGAACTGTTGTTCTCCTGGAATCAGCGTCCTAGCAGCAGTATTTCCGTCTACCAGTGTGAAACCAGTCAAACTGGGCTTGATACTATCTGGAACGCTTGCTGTAAAGGCAGTTGACTGCGTACCTGTTTTCGTCGAACCTGAGTAGGTATCAACGTAGATAGTACCAGTCCCACTTGTCGAATCTGGGATGTCGTTAGCAAAATCAAGGGGAACAGTCCAAGTTGTAGACGTATCTACATTGGTTGCGATTGTCCCTGATTTATTTCCCCAGTGATAACGTACAGTATGCTTAAAACTAGAGCTTTGACGGTTGATATTGATAGTAAGTGCACTACCAATGACACCAGGGCTAACACTTACAGAACTGGAACGTGGGATTGTGGTTAGTCCATGAACCCAGTTCCCTGAAGCATTACCAAAGTTCAAAGTTCCATAGCTGATATTGCTCATATTAGAATTCAAGCCAATTCCTGCTGATTTTGTCCCATCAGCATTGTGACCTACTCGAAATTGTACTGAGCCCAAATATTTTTTAGAACCGTTCAGATATAGTGGACCAACTGCAAGGGTTTGAGATTGACCATCACAAGTGACGGTGACGGTATTGCCGTAAGTATTACCAAACTCAATGTTCCACCCTGTATCCATTCCTATCCAAACATCAATCTTGATTACTGAGCTGTTTCCGCTTATATCTTGACTGACGGTGGATGATGTGCCTTCTAGGAAACCTCTCCAGTTTCCTGAATATCTAAATACTGCCATACTTTCAAGCTATCCCTTTCTACCCAACATACCGTTTAACATTGATGTCTGGATTGTTATGGTACTGTTCTTCTCTAAAACGTCCGATTTGAACCGTCTTTGAAAAAATATCGTTGTCAATGTGGATAACCCCTTTATCCACATACATGACTGGAGTACCACTCGAAAACATCGTGATACGTCCATCTGGGCTAAACAACATGCTGGAGCTACCGTCTGCCTTACCTAGTGACAAACCATCGTTTGAGACCTGCATAAAGGTATCTACCGCATTCCAGCGCTGTGCTTGGTCTCCTAGGTTTGTCTCAATTTTTATGACACGCTGTAAGTGGGTTATCAGGTCCTTTTCAACTTTGGCCCATGTAGCTTCGTCGGCTACTTTCATATCTTTGATTTGTTTCAAGATATTGTTTACAGTATCCAGACTCGCTTTGGCTTCCAGCTCCGCTTGAATAATACCTGCCCGCTCGTTTAGTAAATTGAGTTGCTCTTGGGTCAATGCTTGGTCCGCTTTTACACCAATGCGGTCTGCAATATCCGAAGGTGACTCCTGGTGGCTTGTTGCCACTAACCCTCTCTCCAACATTAAATCTGTTAGGACGACATCCCCTGTTATACCGCCATGGAAGATGATAATGACACTAATGGCATCACAAGCTTTGGGGATTGTGAAGGTCAATGCTTTTCTCTCAAGGCTAGTCTTAGTAAATTGACTGTAGGTGCGTATGGAACTAGCAGGAATAATCTGTCTAACGTCAAACAAATGATTGTTTATAATCACCATCAATCCGCTATCGTTCCCCTCTCGCCCCACTACATCAAATGACAGAGTAATTTTTTCCTGTTCCGATAACTGCATATCTTGTATTACTTGGAAAATACCTAAAGAATCAAGCGGAAGACCATTACTGTAGAGATGGATACACCCCTTTCGCCCTAACTGTGTTGCAAATTCTGGGACGGACCGCCAAGAAAATTGTTCAGCTCCCGAATTATTTTGCCAATAGGACACACCATCTACAAAACTGCTGTTTCGGAGATAGTTCCGCCCGCCAACTTCAATCTTCGCCCATCTATCCGCCCAGCGATACTTGGTCTTATCCGTACTATCAGCTTGGGTATAGTCCGAATAGTGTCCAATGTATCTCTGACCATTATCCGACGTGGTCAGACCTGTACCGTCTGCATTATCAGAATAAGCCCAATGCACTACGGGCGTTTGACCATTATCGCCTTGCGGTCCTTTAATATTCCCTACTAGCGCTCCGGCTGTGTACGACGGAGGAGTACTAGTTGGATTCAATGCAATAATAGGATACATTTTTCCAGACGGTGCTATAACTATTGAACCTATTGGAGGGAGATTGGCAGGATTTGCAATAGGTGTCAAATCGGATAAATAAATACCGGATTGGTTGGCACTCATTTCATATATTGAGGTATAAACCTTATTTCCATCACGACCAGCGACACCATCATTGCCAGGGTCTCCTTTTTCGCCTTTTGGTCCAGGAGTCAATTCAATTTTCTCCAAATCATCTTTAGTAGCAACGTCCGTAAAATCAATCTGAACCCGCTTAGCGTTTAATATAACTTCGCCAACCTCATTAACATACAAAATATCCCTATCCCCAGAGGAAATACGAAAACGCCGAACATCGATATGATTACCACTTAGATTATTAACATTGACGTTCCCTAAATTTTGGTCACTGATTGGAATCAATTCCCAATCCACACCGGACCATTGCTTCAATACGACAGAATTTTTAAGAGGTTCATACCACAAATCACCGACATTAGCATTTTCTGGTCTGTCGATTCCACGATAAATCGTGTTCTTCCCGTTTGCAGCGACCTGCACCATGTTACTAGTTTCTATCTTTACGTCTTCGAGTTGTTGCTCGATGCTTCTCTGTTGGTTGATAGAGTTGTTACTACTTCTAGACTCAAACTGTCCAGCCTCAATCCTCAACAAGCTACCTGCCAAACTGTCATACTCATAACGGATTACCTTAGCTTCTACATAGAACCCATCCTCATCATGACTGACCGTTACCGTATCGCCAATTCGAACAGTTTCAAGGTTTTGGAAATCAGCATATTCCTTAGTTTTTGACAATTCAACAAAGTCGACCTCATAGGAGCAGGTGGGAACATCAATAACGCCAAATTGCTCCTTGATTAAGGTTCGCATTTTGGTATAGGCTTCATTCAAAGGGACAGCATCTTTTGCACCTGCATTTTCACCAACTGCAGCCTTTACATCAACCTCAACTTTACCAATTCTTGGAAAAGGATAATCACTAATCCGAGGACTATCAACATACTTTTCTGGCAACAAAAGTCCATCAAAACCAATAGGCATGATACGAGTGATGACCGATTTGTCATCAATGTTAGCAGTATAGCCTTTGAGGTTCTTCTTGTGACGGATTTTAAAACCTCTATTTTCTCCAATTGCTCGATTAAAATAGACCTTAAAATTATCACGAAGAATCTCACCACCAAACCGATTGACAAAGGAATTATCCAACGACGTATTCAGCAAAATCTCTACACAGTTCTTACGAACTACCCTAGACCCTGCCACCGTGGAAATATCACTAAAGAAAGTAAAAGGATGACGGTACTGTGTATTCTGAGACAATTGTTGCAACCATGCTTGACCACTCTTAGATACAATGTTGGTATCCTCTACAAAGTTGAAAGCTAAGTCATAGAAAATATGAAAAGCATGGATTTCCAACATTCCCATCGACGGCTTAGACTGGTAAATTCGAAACAACTGGTCACCATTTGGGGTGGGAGCCTTGATGATCATCCCATTGCGAATCGACTTGCCAAATTTTGCCCAAAGTGGATATTGAGCTGTCAAAGTATACAGATTGTTTAACTCCTCTTCAACACGACACTTTTTCAAGTCATTATCTAATATCCCTAATCCATTATGTTCAAAAAGACTTTCATCAGCCGCATACAGACAAATCATATATACCGCCACCTCCCTTCACAAATAACCTTAGTGATATTTCCTGACCAGGACACCCTATTGGTGCCAGGCACAAATTCGGGGAATTCGCCAACCATATTTCGATTCATATCTACAGTACCTCTATAAGCATTCTGCAAATCACTATCAAGTTCGATATAGTCACCAACATCACGCAAAATAATGGACTTGCCATTCACCGTCAACGTACCAGAACCAAATACCTTCAGATAAGGCTTGGAACGATAAGTCCCTATATTTTGAAAAGATTGACCATTTACCAATGAAACACTACTGTTCAAAGCGTATTGAAACGGATCACACTCAAATGTAACTGTGAACCGACCATACTCTGCCACCTCGTTCTCGATGTCTGAAAACTGTATTTTTTTGATTTTGTAATACACATCATCATCCGAAAAACGCAAAGTTTTTTTCCCGACAAAGAAACCCTTGACAGTCCTTACTAGACTCTTGATATTGACCTCTTCCAGCATATTGTATTCACATTCAATTGGAATATTCTTGTACCCCAACTCCCTCGTCAACGAACCATCCCTACCTGGAATAGAAATATCTTCATACTCCATTTCTGGACTAGGAATAACAGGTCGAGTTGCTAAACAACACTTCAAACTATCTGGAAATGAGCCGTCTAATAACGTTTTAAGCATTAAGTCTCCTTTCAAAAAAATTAGAAGTGCTCAGATTCATCCTCTCAGCACTTCCTTTTTAAGCAACACCTCCCGTAGAGAAATTACGGATATCGCTCTTGTCAGCAATCCACTTATCCACCTTATCAAAAAAGTGGTCTGTACCGTAATCACTATCAACAGTGGCATTCATTGTCACGTAGTTAGTGACATGGACAGTATTGCCCACCATGCCACTCGCCTTCACTTGGGCTTGACCAATTTTACCTAGCACCTTATCAGTTAACGGCAAAATAGCCTCTGGTCCAGCTTCTCCTCCAACCATTAGATTGTTTCCGTTTCGACCAAACGCCACAGGATCAGTCATAATACCACCAGATTTGTACCATTCAATGCTAAAGTGAGGCACTCTAGGCGGAGCAAGACTAAAACTACCGCTAACACTTAGGTGCGGAAGTTTGATTTTAGGTAAACTCCATGAAAAATTAAAGAAACCTTTGATTGCATCAATAGCCCTCTTCACAGCGTCCTTTGCTCCATTAATAGTGCGAGAAATCGCATCCTTAATCCCATTAAAGATTCCAGTAGCAGTATCTTTAGCTGCATTGAATCCGTTTGAAATAGTATTTTTTACACCGTCGATGGCAGCAGAAACCTTAGAACGAATAGTCTCCCAAACACCCGAAATCTTAGAAACAATACTATTCCAGATTTCAGAAGTTTTACTAGATACTGCAGTCCAAGCGTTTGAGATGACATTTTTCAAACCTTCCCAAACTTCTCTGACCTTGTTGGAAATAGAAGTCCAAATCCCTGTCAAGAAACTGAGAATCTGATTCCAAACTTCTGAAACCTTGCTAGAAACGGCTGTCCAGGTGTCTTCCATCCATTTTTTGATAGCAGACCAAACTTCTGTGACCTTGCTTGAAATAGCGGTCCAGACACCAGTAAGATAGCTACTAATAGCATCCCAAACACTTGAAACAGCATTTTTGATGGTGTCCCATAGTTGAGAAAACCATGTAGCAAGCCCTGTCCAAAATTCCTGAGTAAATGCCCAGAATATCTCCCATGCCAATCGTAGAGGTGTTTCAATAGCAAGCCATGCGATGTTAAAAGCCTCTTTTACCAACAGCCACGCAAATGTAAAGATGTTAACTAATCCATCCCATAGTACTTTAGCGCCCTCCATAAAAGATGTCCACGTTTCCGATAACCATGTAGTTAATTCTGTCCACAACTGGACTGTGGCTTCTTTTACACTTGCCCACTTCTCCGCAAACCATTCTCCTATTGGGGCGAAAAATTCTTTAATCTTTTCCCAGGCTTGTCCAACCCATGCGACAATCTCATCCCAATACATGACGACAACTGCCACCAAGGCTACTAGTGCAGCTCCTATCAATACAGGCCACGATAGAATCGCGGAAACTATTCCTCCCAATGCAGGTAACAAAGTCCCTGTTATCCAAGGTATAACACCTGCAAGTGCTCCACCTTGTGCGAATAGACCAGCAATAGAGCCTATCCCAGTTGCTATCTGTCCGATAAAAATCAATAACGGTCCTAGTGCAGCAATGATGCTACCAATAACCACAATGACTTGCTGCATTGGTTTTGGCAAATCAGCAAACCCTTTGGCAAGATTTGCTAAAAAATCAAAAACAGGTTCTAACGCATCCAGTACATCTGCGGCAGCGTCCATCAATGGGCCACCAAATTCAACTGCAATATCCGCTAGTCTATTCTTGACGATTGATAGTTTACTTTGGAACGTTTCATATCGCTTCTGAGCTTCTTCTGACAAAGCAATATTTTCTGTCCACGCTTCACCAGATTTTCTAAATGCAGTTTCTAGTAGTTCGCCTGCACCTGCTAAACGCTGCATTGCATCAATTTCGTTAACGGATTCAAGCCCAAGGTCTTTCAAAGTACCTGTGACATTTCCTCCTTCGTCCTTGATTCTTCCCAAGCCTTTTATCAGTGTTACAATAGCATCCTGTGGTCTTTCTTGCCACATAACGGCAAAGTCTTCTGCACTCTGTCCTGCTACGTCCGCAAAACTAGTCAAGGCTTCCCCACCTTCAAGAACGGCCGTATTGACTTTTTGCATGATACGACTCATTGCAGAACCACCAGCCTCAGCATTGATACCAACAGATGACATAGCGGCAGCTAAACCCATGATTTGAGCTTCAGTCAGACCTACAAGATTACCTGTACCAGCCAGACGCAATCCCATCTCCAAAATCTCTGATTCGGTTGTCGCAAAATTGTTACCCAAGGAAACAATCGTTGAGCCTAATTCATCAAATTTATCCTGAGGCATCTGGGTGATGTTTGCTAAGCGAGCCATAGAATTAGCTGCCTCTTCAGCTGACAAGTTGGTGGATTGCCCCATATCAATCATGACACGGGTAAAGTCTAAGACATTCTCCGTCTTAATTCCTAACTGCCCCGCAGCTTCTGCTACGGTAGAAATTTCTGTCGTACTCGCAGGAATTTCCTTTGCCATGTTGCGAATGCCATTCCGTAAGTCATCATAGCTAATAATGACCTTGCCATTCGCGTCAACAACTTCGTCATTTGTCTTCATGACCCCTGCAAAGGCTGATTCAAAATCACTTGCCGCCTTAATGGCAACACCCGCACCAGCGACAATCGGAACAGTCAGCCCCATTGTCAATCCTTGACCAACAGAGGTTAATTTACTACCTAAACTCTTTGCCTTATCAGCAAATCGACCAAGAGAGTCGTCAGCTTTCTTAGCCTCGTTGGCATAATCTTGAAAAGCCTTCTTTGATTCAAGCAGTTCTTTTTCTAGCTTGTCCACTTCACGACTATTCTCACCGTACTCAGCTTTAGCAATCTCTAACTGCCTCTCCAAATTTTCAACCTGCTGGCCAGTATTTTTCATCTGTTCAGCAAGTTCTTTTTTCTTGATTTTAAGCAAATCAGACTCTTTGGCATTGTTCCCAAGAGCTGACCGCTCCAAATCATACTTGGCTTTGATTTTATCGGCAGAGTCCGCCAATCTATCTTGTTCAGTTTTCAGCGCAGACAGTTTTTCTTTGCGTTCCTGAGAAGCACGAGCAGATTGACTTGTAGCCTCACGTTCTTTATCCAAAGCCTGCTTAGTCTGTTCAATGGCATTCTTTAGGTATTCTTCATTACGTTTAGCATCCAGTAGCTTATTGGTCCACGTCTGAGTTTCCTTAGAGTTTTCGCCAGTAGCCTTCGTGACTTCTTTTAGTCCTTGCTCAACTAACCTAGTCTTCTCTTGGGCGATTGAGTATTCAGAGGTCAATTTATTCAGCTTTGACTCTAGCTTATCAGTCTCGCTACCAGTCAGACGCATTTGTTCCTGTTGCAATCTAAATTCTTTATTCAACGACGTTATCTTGGAATTCATTTCTGATATTCCCTTGTTAAATTCAGAATTTAAGACCTTATAGGTTACCTTTACTTCGCTTTGCTTTGCCATTTGACCTCCTTCCTACTCACTATGCTTCCAAGCCTCGATAGCCACTTTCAGACTTGCCATCTCCTCAGCTTCTTGGATAGACATCTCTAACACCAACTGCATATCAATCCCAAAGACAAAAGAGTAATAGCCGATAACCTCATCCACCTCAACCTTTTCCCAGTTGATCCGAGGAGCACGACCATTACTCTTCCCTTTTTTCGTCTTCCTTTCAAACGCTAGTTGGATTTCTCCTTTTTTGGCTGACCATTCCCCTGCACAATTTGCTTATAAATACGTCCAGCAATTTGTAAATCGAAGACCACAGCTTTCTCAAATTCATCCTTTGGCATAGATCCACCAGCTGCACGATAAGCAACAAATGGAGCATTCTCCAAATCTTTGTCATTGATATTTGGGTTTCCTCCACCATTTTTCATTGCGGAAGCAAATGCATTTTGAGTAAGCAAACCCTCTTTTTTCGCCTTCTTCCAGTCATACAAACTAATAGGAGTCTGAATCTTGACAGACTCCCCATTCAACAATTTCAATTCAGTAATTTTTTCAGACATTACTTATCCCTCCTAAAGCTCTGCTTTCTTGACTAATGTTGGTGTGAAGGTCTTGTTCCAACCGCTTACCACATCCGTAGCAACATCATCGCCTTCAATTGCTTCATAATAGAAGAAGCCATTCTCATCTGCAAACGCAGAGAAAGTTGTTTCAATTTCCGCAATCTCTTCTTCGCCATTAGTAACATTGATTTTGAACGGACTGGTCCAAGAAATATTAGGAAAAGCAATCAGTTTATGGTTCTCTCGCCCCAAATCGTACATGTCCCATGTCAAAGCCCCAGAAGAAACCTTCGGCTTGCTCGTAAGACCATAGACACCTGTCTTCAACTTATCATTGGTCAAGCCAAACACCTTCCGTAAAATAGCTACAGGCATGTGCATTGAGACAGTTGCGTTCAATTTTTGAATAACTGGGACTTCCTTGGTAACATTCCCCTCACACTTCTTAATGATCATCTTGCTTTCCGCCTCTACCGAGATAGACCCTGTACAACCTAGTCTTTCAGCCGTAGTTAACTGACCACTGACCAATGGACGAAACTGACCGTTGGTAATTTCAAATTGTTCAAAATCTTGCAATACATCAAATACTTTTGACATTTCTTTCTCCTTACGTCGTTAATAATTCTTGCTGTACTCGGACCAGTTCGTCAATAACATAGTCCAAGATAATTTCTTCCCGAGATGCCAAACCACGCTCAAAGAACGCTTGTGCAATCGGATTATGAGTTCCTCTTCCCTCATTAGGAAAGACCAGGTACCCAAATGACCCCTTATTCTTAGCAGCACCACCCTTAGCTACAATATCAAAGCCCAGATTAAACATCCGCTCTTTAAGTGGGTTGGAGTACTTAGCGTGCCTCTTCTCTCGTTTACTGACTGGCATAAAACCAATGATAGCTTGCATCACTTCCTTGGTTCCCCGAACAAGCAAGACACGATTGACAACTTCCTCCGACTTACTCGGAATCTTTGCCATAGCCTCAGCCAGTTTGGTAGAGCCAGAAAAATCAAGAGTAGCTTTATTTGCCATAAAACTACCTCTCTATTCGAATCAATTGGTGAAAATTAAGCGTCGTAGCCGTCACCTGCTCATCTGTATTAACCAAGTTACCCTTGTCAATTTCAGAGCTATCGAAAATCAACCGACAGTCTTTTAATCGCTCAATCAGACCAACATCATCAAAGCTAGCCCTCTCACGAGTAACAAACATAACTGTGAAAGCCCGCTTGTATTGACTAGCATGTGTACCAGGTGTCAATCCACCATCATCAGAGTACAGAAAGAAGGACGGGTTGTCTGCAACCTCGTCCCTTCCCATATCTAACCCAAAGCAAGGGAAACCAGTCCCACGAATCACCTCGACAATCCTACTTAGATCCAGAGGTTTGGATATAATTTCCGCCATCCCAGTACCCTACCTTTCTCAGAAATAGATACATATACTCCTGCCGATTATCAACATCCACCGACTCAACCGCGAAAAGTTCATCCTTTATCCGAACTTTATGCGATTTCTGGAAGTCCTGCACATAGTAACATTGGACCTTGATATCTACTGCAGATAGATTTGACACCAGGTAGCTATCATACTTGGCTACAATAGACTTGTAACCAAAGTACAATCTCCCCCGAGTCGTCAACTCTTCACCGATTTTCTTAGCCGTATTCTTGTCACGCTTGGTGGTCAAATCTCCATATTCAAGCAGTCCATCATTGAGTGGTTGATAATCACCTTGTTTACTCATTACCCTTCCTCCTCAATCGCCTCACACCATTTTCATGTTGGAGACGCAATAACTGTCTTCTGTAATCTTCCTCGAACATTGAAGTATTCCCAGACCAAGCCCTACGACAGTAGGCTTTCAGCAGTATCCTAGGCAAGCCAGATACAGAGTAGTCTGACTCGCCACAGATACCATCGATATAGGCTATCCCTTCTTCGATGTATTCCTTAATCTCGCTATCTTGACTTTCCCACGTCACACGCAAGTGCAACTTAATTGGTCCAAGAAGCTCACTACTCAAATCTTCGCTCACCTAGACACCTCCATCCAGCTACTCTGCAACAGTCAATAAAGCAATCAAATCAGACTTCTTAGCTGTCTTGTCAAATTCAATACCTTTTTCTGTCAGTAACTCCTTGATTTCATCCGTCTTCAACTTGCTATAGTCTATTTCAGCTTCACTTTCATCCAATACCTTGACAAATGCACGCTTTTCACTATTTTTACCTAAGAGGACTTCGAGGCGTTCGGCATCCACCTCGAAGACATCCCCAACAGCACGGTCAAGCTGAGCGACCTTATCGAAAAATTCTTCCGTTACTTCAACCTTAATCAATTCCATGTTTTATTCCCCTTTCCCTAAATAGACACCTTAGGATTGATAGTATCTTCTTTAACGATAGCAGCTGGACCTTCCAAATCTGGGATTGTCGCACCTGCAACACTAGAAATATCTGCTACAAAGAAAGCATTTTCGTTCTTGGCAATCCCTTTACCAAAGAATTGAGCAATGTGCAAATCAAGATTTTGGAGTGCTAGAGTCTCACGGTATTCTTGGATTTCAACGCTACCTGCAACAACTAGTAAGTAGTTATACGGAACACCAAAAACGAGCTTGTTTTCTGTAACAGCATGCAATGGAATAATTGTCTCTCCAGTCGGCAGCTGGGTTGTTACCCATACCCCTGCATCAGTTCTGAAAGCAAGTTTTGGAAATACCTTCGACCAGTAGGTCATCGGATTAACAAGCACAGCCACTTGCCCATTATCTGTTTTAGCTTTGGCAAGTGCAGCACGAATACCAGCAAGAGTTGACGGTGTCAAATCAGCTAATTCGATGGCCTGTTTTTCCGGATAGACACCACCAGAATCTCCCGAGAGTTTTCGCATCATGCCTAAAGGTTTTTCTTTACCATCACCATTTACAACAGCCTCTTCAAGAGATGCTGCCATTACTTCTTGCAAGAATGTGATGACATAACTAGCCAACCAAGATGGGCCAAGTTTGTAGTACCCCTTCGGAACTGCAATATAGCCAGAAAGTTGTGATTGAGAAATATCCAATCGTTTGAATGAATCCAAAAGAATTTGTTGGATATCCGCAGGAATAGTCCCCCAGAAAGCACGTTTCTTAGTCGAGTCACCGTAAATAAATGCAGTTTTCACATCGCCAACCTGCATATCAATCAAAGACAACAGAGGGTGTTCTTGTACCAAATTACGATACACATCTTCAATGATAGTTTCCGGGAACATCTGATCTAAACCAGTGATTTTTTGTTTTTGGGCTGCTTCACTGAAAAATTTACGTTCAGCGGATGTCAATTTCCGACGAAGTCCACGTTCGGCAAGGATAGACTCATCTTGCACCCCTTCTTGGAACTCTGCTGCTGCAGCCTTAACTTGTTCAGATACATTAGCTTCCAAACCTGTAACAAAGTTTTCAAAGGCTTGTTTCTGCTCCTGTTCGTTATCTGTTCGCAAAGCAGCAAACAATTGTTCGCGAGCTTCAGCAAAGTTTGTCTTCAAATCGTTGTTAATCAATGACATAATTATTGTTCTCCTCTTTTTTGTGTAAATAAAAAGGCAAAGCGTTCAATATTTCGCTTTCCCTTATCCTCATGTTCATCAGTCCCATACTTAGCCATAAGGCTATCTAGGACATTGTTTTCAGCGTCATTAGACACTTCTTCTGGCTCACCTTCGCCATAAATACCATCAGCAAGCCCCAAGGTAACTGCTTCATCAGCCGTGAGGAAAGTCTCCTCATCAAGAAGAGCTTTCAACTCCTCTCTGTCGCCCTTAAAACGCTTAAGGTAGGTCTCTTCAACAGATACCTGGGCCTTGTCCAAATCGTCAGCCACCTTACGCAATTCCTTGGCATTGCCATAGGCAAATGTCCATGGATTGTGAATCATCAACTGCGTATCTTTTGGCATCAAAATCTTGTCAGCACCCATAGCAATGATAGATGCGGCACTTGCAGCCAAACCATCAATAATCACCGTCACAGTCTCTTTACGCTGACTAAAGAAATTCTTGATTGCAATTCCCTCAAACATATCACCACCGTAAGAATTGATATGTACTTCAATTTCATTTCCTTGGAAACTTGCTAAAGCATTTCGGACATCCTCGAAGTTAATCTCTTCCCAGTAACCACCAACAGTACCGTGTAGGTATAATACAGCCTTATCGTCATTTGAGACAGATGCCTCAAATTTAAACGGAATTTGTTTTGTCACTAGTTTCCTTTTCTCCTTTCTTTTGATTATCACCAGAGCCATCAGCCCTAGCATAGTTTAACGATACAAAGTATTGATTAGCCCAAGACTCATCAATCGGCTCTTCTCCCAGTTTATCCCTCAATTCGTTTGTACTGAGAGCACCGATTCGGAACAAAGCCTCACCAGCCGCAGCAAATTTCTCTGCGCTGTAAACTAGGATTGTGTTCGTCTGTATCTTAAATTTTGAGCCAACAGCCAGATGTTTCTTACCGTATAGCTTGCGATTAATTTCCGTTTCAATCGCATCAGCCCATGGACGTACACCGAAATTGACAAAGTTATCACGAATCGCCTCTGCATCTGCCACATCACCTTTCATGATTCCACGAGGAATCGAGAAAGCGTCAGCAGCATAGTGGACAACATCCATGATGACATCGGAAATATCACGAGTGGTTACTGCCCCACTTTTAGTATTAGCACTGGTCTGAACGAGGCTAGATATTTCAAGCCCTTCTTCTAAAGGAGTGATTGAGTCTTCATCAGAAAGTACAGCAGCAAACCGCTTCTCATACATCTCATCCATGATAAGATCGTATTCCGTTGTCTCGTTACCTTCATCATCTACCTCAACTACAGCCTCTCCGTATTTTTGGTCAAACAAGGTACCAATATTCAGACCAAGTTTCAAAGCGTTTCCCCTATTGTAATTGCGAATCGCTCCACCAATCAACTTCCCATATTCCGAGTACAGGTCATCCAAGTAACCTTTTGCCTTAGAATCATTCATGGTAAAGTGCAAAACATCTTCTTCCTGATAGACCGCATTCAACTGCAGTCCACCAGCAACCGTGATGTTTTTGTAAACATTTTGACGAAAGGCTTTCTTGTCAATTTCAAAGCTCTCCGCAAGAATGAACTCACCATTGTGCATCAAAACCAAAGCACCATCTGAGTTCTTGACCATCTGACCTATTAAAGCAGCAAGAAATTCATTCTGAGTCTGATTTTGGTTTGGCTCATAATTAAACCGATACCAAATATCCCCCTTCTGAATCTTACCTTTGTTGTAAGTCTCATAGTTTGCCAAAGACAAAGCATTGGCTATCTTGTCAATACACATCTGCAGAGCAAATTCCATAAACTGCACTCGCTGACCAGACCGACGAACCGCCGCCTCCAACTCCTTACGACTAACCTTCTTCACAGTACCATCGCGGGCGAAAAAACCAAAGAAATTATTTAACCACCCCAACTGGACCACCTCCTTTTCTAATCAGTGACTTACTTACGCTTGTACCAGGGACGCTTCAATCGTTCGACTTCTTTTTCTAACTTCTCAATCCGTTTCAAATGAGCCGAAAATTCAGCGTTAGTGCTTTCAGCATTCTTGCAACAACGCTTCTCCAACTCTTCAAAACGCTCATCAGTACGAAATTGCAGCTCAAACAACCGTTCCACTTTCCCATTAAGATAATCAAGCGCCTTCCAAATCAAAACAAATGGACGATATTTTTTCTTAATTCGCTTAGACATATAAAACTCCTATCGTGTAAAACTACGCAATCTGCGATTGATTTTTACAATCTTCTTCTCCAACTGTTCCTCAATTGACATCGCATGAATCAAAGCCATAAAACCATCTGTCTTCCTCCTCTCTGGATCAATCTTTTTGTAAGTCTTATTCCCTTTACCATCAACATCAACATAGACATTATTTGTGTACCACCGCATCATACGTTCTTCTCCAAATGCAATCTCATGATTCGCAAACATCATGTCAACTGTAGGGGCAAGCCTTGAGTGAGTAATAGCTCCACTACGAACCACTTCTATAGGCAATCCAGCATTTTCAAACGCTTCTTTGACTGGTGCCTTTCGGAAATCATCCATCGCTATATTGACAATCTTGTACTTCTCAGCCATCTTCACAAACCAATCAGCCACATATTTAGGATCCATAACCTTTCCAGGAACTATCGTAACCAGTCCCTCATGTTGTGGAATTGTAAAATCCATCTTAAAATCTTGGATTTTCAAAGCCTCTGAGACAATAAAAGTATGATGTAACCAATACCGCATCTTCCCTCGTCTAAACAAGAGACCTACACCGATAAAGTCCCGAACATCCGCATAGTCAATTGCACCTACACACTCCATCCCTTCCAAATCATCTGGTAACGGTCTGCTTGCTGCCACAATATCATCCCACTCAGCAACAGCATGAGTCGTATCTTCTAGTGGGAAGTTGCATCGCTTAGTAATAAAGTCTAGGAATAACTCCTTGCTACGTAAAGCACGCTTGTAGGCTTTCCTGTACTCTTTCAGCAATGTTGGCAAGTATGGCAACATCGGATTAGCCTTTATCCAAGCAAGCTCATCTTCCCATTCCTCAAACGCATCAATCTTAGCCAAAATCGGTAACATCCCAGCACGATAGTCGCAAGTTGAAAGAATATCCCTAGCAGTCTGCTTGTAATCATCCAGTACCGCACCACGAACCTTACCATCCGTCGTTAGATACATCACAGAAGCATCCGCAACCTTACCAAGAGCGTTGATGTAGACATTGATATTGTCATAATTCAAATACTCATGTAATTCATCAAAGATAACCAAACCAGGACGAAGACCATCCTTGGTCCGTGCATTTGAGGTGTGGTATTTAATCTTAGACCTAGATTTGATAAAAGTAATTAAGGTCTGGGAAAACTTGTAAGCCTTCTGCAAAACAGCATGGTCTTTAATCGTATTGTAAACATCATCAAATGATGTCTTAGCCTGAGCCTCGCTATTGGCAACAATATCCACATTGTACTCGCGAATACCGTTTCGATTGCTAGTTTTAAAAAAAGCCTCATCCGAAGCAATACTATTCTTACCAAATCCACGAGCACATAATAAAAACAGCTCGGGAAATACCAAACTGTCATCGCTCTTCCAACGGATAGCGTTAACTGCCGCATGAATAAATCGTTGCGGAGGCTGTAGCTTATATGGGCGATATTTGTTGATAAAATCAACAACACTATCAGCCTTTTTTACATCAACATAAATTTCTGGATCAGAAATGGCAGCAATTACCAAATCCGCCATCTGCTTAATTTCCTTACAGACAGGATATTTCTCTGTAACGATATCTCTCAACCAGTCGTCAATGTGGGAAGTTCCACTGGTAAAATTAAATGTCTTCGCCATCCTCAGACTTCAATTCCTTAGCTTCGATTCCTAATTTTTCAAGCATGACCATCATCTGCTTATTGACGTTGACTTGGAGAGATACGGAATCATTTTTCTTACCATCAATACGTATGCCATTCAACTTTATATCCTGTCTTAAAAGTTGAGATGTCTCCCACAGGGAAATATACTGCTCAACTAAATCTTTAAATGGCTCCTCATATTTTTTACGCTCCTGTAAAATGCGAATCAGCTTGATACGTAAATCATCACGAGCCTTAACATATTTTTTCTGAGCAACCAAAGGGCGTTCCCAGTCAAATTCTGGGTATTCTAAAAAACCAGCCATATTTCTCCTTTCATGTGAGTTTTTTGTTCTTGATAAAATTTCGCTAGATATCTTTTCCGAGGTACCCCTTCCCGTTGCACGTTTCCCCTTTGGAAAAGCAATTTGGTTTGACCTGGGGGCTTACCACTGCTCTGCATTGTCGAATTTGCGACGATGATAGCCACTGAGTTTTTCTGGGTGCTCTCGGTTGTGGCATGGATTGCACAAACATTCTATGTTGTCTAGTTCTAATGCTAACTCTGGATGCTGTCGCACTTCCTTCTTGTGATGCACCATATCTGCTGGTGTGTATCGACCTGCTCGCATACAACGTTGGCATTCGTTGTTGTCCCTCTGCCTACGCACCTTTCGAATGATTCGCCATTCCTTGGTCCAATAGAACTCTTTGACTTTGTCAGTTCTGATTAGCTCGACTAACTTGTCAAGCATTTCAGGGGTCATCAGATTCATTTGATTAGCCCTTGATTTGCAAGCCATTCCTCTGTGAGTATCTGTTGGATCTTAGTTGTAAGCTCAGGATTGAGTTGTCCAACCTGTATCCCAAGAATGTTCAATAGCTTCACGTTGTGTTCTGAAGACAACACTTGACGCATGAGACCGGTAAATAATGCTGCGACTTCTGAATTGGTTAGTCGGTTGATTTTGATGACATCATAGATGTGCTGATTGATATCGTCTAGCGACTGCTTATTTTGATTCAGATAGTCTGAGATTTTCTTTTCTGCTACTTTGTTGATCATTCTTCGTCACTCCCTTCTCTTAATTTGATATATCTTATATTCTCTCAAATTCGCTACACTTTCTAAAACATTATTAAATCAAGTGTTTTAATAGCTATCGTTTTATCAGTTTAGTATTTCCACGATATATCAAATTAACACTCTGAAAATAAAAATCACAAGTCAAATTTACGCATTAAATCATCTAATTGGTCTTGTTTGATACCAATATACCTAAGCGTAATCATTGGACTTGCGTGATTAAAAGTTTCCATCAATGCCGCTACATCTTTAAATTGTTTGTAATGATGATAGCCGTAAGTCTTTCTCATAGAATGGGTCCCGATGTTATCAATTCCTAAAAACTCAGCAGCTTCTTTTATGATGTTCCAGCACTGTTCAGGTGATAGTGGTTTGTTATTTCCTTCTCTGCTTTGGAAAATATAGTAATGATGTGGTTTATCTTTGACGAATTCTCTCATTTCCCTTTTGAGAGTCTTCGTCATCCTAAAGGTTCTGACTTTCTTTGTCTTGCGTTCTTTGACTCTAATATGCCAGCCTTGAACATCTTTGACTTTGAGATTAACAATGTCTCCTATCCTAAGGCCTGAGCTTATCCCAGTAAGGAAGAGCATGTAATTACGTCTCCGTCTATCTGGGTTTTCGGCACTCTCATGAATCAAATAATCTTTCATTGCTTGAATGTCATCTTTATCTCTGATTGGCTCAACTAAGTTCACACGTTCCTCCTTCCCAGAATAATATAAAAGTCACACGGATTTGTGTGACTTTATGTTTACCTATTAGTTTTATTCATGATACAAATATAACACATTGTTTTTGTCACTTCTATACGTTTTTGTGACAAGATTACATCAAAAGTATTTTGGCTAAAGTGTCCAATATAACTTCGCGTCGTCTATAAATTTGCTTTCGATGCTTATAAAGATAGCCAGTCTCTCCATTCTGCATGATGTGCCAAATTTGAATCCAATCGTACTTTGTATGTTCTCCCCAACGCAAATGAAATATTTTCTTATCATCTGGTTCGAGTGCATCAAGTAATTTTGAAATTGCTGTTTGAAACTCTTCCAACTTTAGAATCACTGGATCACTAGCGTATGTAATGGCTAGGTTTTCGGATGTATTGCATGAAGTACCACTTCTACTAGCTCCCGAATCATCTATGTCTTGTATGGTTAAATTTTTAATTGCATAAAGCCTTTCTAGTTCGTGTCTCCGTTCTCCAATAAGCCTATCTATTTTTAGGTACTTAGCTTCAAGTTCAAATTCAAGAAAATCACGTCTAGTCTTGATTGCTGTCTTCTTTGTCAAGTCGTTCCTCCCATCTTCTTAATGCCTCAGTAATGTTCTCAACGAAATAGCTTATGACAGTCCAAATCTCCTACACCGCTTGACTAATTGCATCAGCAATTGCTTCTAGCAGTTCAGGACTTAGTTTGGCCAATTCCTGTTCCAACTGTTCCAGTTCTTGTTGTCGTGCCTGCTTAGCTTTCTTTTTCTTGATTCTTTTGTTCATGTTTTTTGTAAGTCTCCCAAGCTCCCGTGATGATAGCGATTAGCACGACCAGTAGGAAAGCAATCACAATCATTGCTGCTAAAAATTTAATAATTTCAAGTAAAATCATAGTTCCTCCTATCGTAGAAGCCAGGTAATATACCCACATACCAAAATCAAAATGATTGAGTCTGGAATATTTCCGTTGGCTTCACCTAAATAATTTACTTCTAAAAATTTCCACATCCAGTCAATCACAATCAAGTGGAGAAAGAATGTTAAGACTGGTTGATATTCCCCAAATAAAATAACTCTCATTTCGCCCTCCATCTTCTCTTGTTTGCTCGTTGCTTAGCTGTTTCTCTAGCCATTTCATCCCAGACATAGTCAGCATTTTCGAGCATGAGGTCCACGCATTTGTCCTTTAAGGTCTCGATGATAGCTTGGTCTTCTTCTTTCTCCCGATAGCATGCTGCCAACTCCTTCTTCAGCTCAGCAATTTCTTCATCATAGCGGTCTTCTGTGCTAATCACATTCGGGCTATCAAATGTAATAGTGTCAATTTGACAGCCTAATAATGTTCGTAAAACCATTTCGACATCATCAACTACAACACCAAGACCAGCTCTATTGAGATCGCTGGTGATTATTGGCATTTTTTGATCGTTAGCTGCTACTGGCTGAGGAATAGTATAGCCAAGTTGTCTTGCATAATCCGAGGTATGCTTTGCAATTCTATTATTTGCACAGATAATCTGATTACCTGTCGCATGACTTTCCAAAATAGCCATTGTAGTTTTGCCGAAACATCGGCCAAATCCAATAAGTTTAGTCATTAAATCCTGTCCTCCATTCAATCCAATCATGTTTGATTTTTCTGGTAAATCTATTTCTTAGCTTATATACTTTCGCAATCATTTCTTCACTTCTAAAAATTCTTTCCTCCTCTACTTCATACTGCGAAGGAGTATACGGGTAACGTTTAGGTCTCATCATCCAACACCTCCATATCAAACCCACTATCAATAAATCTATAAGTCAATTCTGGATTGATTCCATTGCCTAGCCTTTGATAAATCAAAGCTATATCTTCATCTGAAAAAAGTGTTCCTAGGTAACGATTAAGAAAATTTTTGGTAAATTCTCTAAAAATACAATTCCGTTTCTCACTTTTAAATGGTTGCCCTTTTGCAATTGTCCTACTGCACCACATCAATAATTTTGCAATGATGTCTCTTCGTGACTGTACTCCTTCCAAACTAAAATACGTGTTTGTCTTTGGAATCAGTATCACTTCCAGGTTCGCATTTATAAATGACCTTGGAAATAAGCCAAGCAGTTCTTTTAGTTCATTCATTAGTTCAGTATTCATTTCTTCCCCTAACATTCGTAATTGTAGGCAAAATATAGATTTTCACCGATCGGATAGTAATAAACGCCATGACAATCATCACCAGAATAGCCGCAAGATTGATCGCAGTATTCTCCGTCAAGTTGCTCATCTCCGTAAGCGACCTGACAAATAAAAAAATTAGATCGGAACGTATCATCGCCTTCAATTTTATCCAGAAAAACGTTTATTCTTTTGTATTTACGAAAATTATTTTCCACAAGTTTTTTTGGATAACAACCATTTTCAATATCAAGAAACTCAGCCATGAAAACTATCTCGCTATCCAATTCCGTCCATCTTCTTGCCAAGCGAATGATATGTTTTGGAATTTTATATGCTGCCTTTTGCTTTTTCTTTTTAATCCGTTTGTTCATCATTTCCTCCTAAAACGGCAACCCATCATCAATATCCATCGGCTGACCGCCGAACCCTGGTGGCATCTGGTCTTCCATACTTGCTTGATTAGCTGCATTATCACGCTTTTCCAATACCTGGAAACTTTCAGCGACTACCTCAGTAACGTAGACACGTTGCCCCTGCTGATTGTCGTAGCTCCGTGTCTGGATTCGACCAGTAATACCAATCAAGTGACCTTTCTTGGTCCAGTTTGCCAAGTTTTCGGCCTGCTGACGCCACATCACACAACTAATAAAGTCAGCTTCCCGCTCTCCTGTCGATTGATTTTTAAAATTGCGGTTAACCGCCAAAGTAAAAGTCGCAACGGCTTGATTAGACGGTGTATAACGTAGCTCTACGTCCCTCGTCAGTCTACCGACCAATACAACATTGTTGATCATTTCAAGTCCTCCAACGTTATTTGTTGAATTTTATTTGATGCCTTTGCACTAACAATCCCTTCAACTACTTCTTGGTAAATTTTTTCTAGCTTGTCGCCAAGTGTAATATATTCCCAATCAGACAAAATTGTTAGGGCATTAATTTGTTCAAACCTAAGACCTTTTATAGGGCCGTTTTCTTCAAGATATTTAAGAATAGCAGTTGCTAATTCACTATCTGAAATATTATTTACTTTGATTAATTGCTTCCAATTCTCCATCATTCCAAATCCTCCAACGCTACCCACTTAAACTGTGGGTATTTTTTAGCTTCTTCTTGGGTGCATTTGTAGGCATCCCTTTTCACACCACTAGGGTCATCATCAATAAAAATACTATATGTTCCCTCTCGATAATCTAAATAGTTATATTTCCAACACTTCGGTTCTGGCACATCGACCAGCAATACGCCTAGTTTTTTGTTAGTCATTTCGTTCAACCTCCAACACATCCAACACATCGCCGACATCCACTTGCTTGTAGTAGTCTTCCGTTACCGAGTATGTTTCTGTTCTTTCCTCTCCTTTGTACTCCCCTTTTATCTTTATGTTCCATGTTCTGGGGTGGACGATAGGAACAAGCACTTTGCCAGAATAAACAAAAGTTGTGTATGCTTTTCTTTCATATTTTTCAATAACTTCGCCTTTTTCTAACTTATGGCAGGCAATCAGAAACAACGCGGAAACCAACAGCAAAAATTTTCCTAAATACCTCATTAACTTGACCCCTCCACCAACTCTGGATTCTCATAGATGTTGCCTGCTAAGTAAACATTGCAATTTTCCAAACACTCAAACAGGCTGTCCCAAACTTCTTTACCTGTCTTGATATCCAACAGTTTCCAGCACCCATCTCTATACACAATTCTAGCGTTTCCACTATCTTCAAATTCATCAAAATATGTCCATAATATCACATCATCTTCGAATAATTCATCTTGGTGAAATGTGTCAAACAGCCCTGTGGATTGCATGAGAACTGCATCATTGTATGTTTCGCCATCTGCGAATTCACGCCAATCAAGATAGAATTCTCCATCATAAACTACTGGCTCATCATACATTTCCGAATCGAACCATGCCCTAAACTTCGGTATCATTTTTTGCCTCCTCGCTTAAATATTGGATTTTTCTTTTCGAGTTCTTTCTGTTTGTGGTAATCCGTTTCTTTCCACATGACTCCGTCAGGTCTATCATTTTGGTAGGGAAGATAGATAGCTTTCTCCATCACTCCACCTCTGATTTCTCAAAATAAAATTTACCGTCAAATTGCTTGATCACTACAATGCCATACTGCATCCCTAATCTAGCAATAAATGGTTGAGCAACCCTCTCATGTAGAGTTAATAATTTCTCGCGGAAATCATCTAGTGTATGGGCCGACTTGTAGAAATTGCATTGGTAGCAAGCTGGCATATAATTGTCAATATGGTCATCTCCGCCTCGATAATGCGGATGTAGGTGATCCACTCTCAATGACTTTAAATCCAGCACCTTTCCACAATACGCACAATGATTATTGTATTTTGATAAGACTTGTTGTCTCATTTTTTTTGAGATAGATTTTCTACCAGCCATCACTCCACCTCCTCGGTCTCTACATCACCATCGCAACAAGGACAAGTTATGGGAGTAAATTCCCATTCTTCATACTCATTCTTCCAATCGCAGTCATAACACGCTACCACTTTCATCGTTCATCCTCCACCTCTTTCACAATCCATCCTAACTCATCAGCAGCTTTTTGGGCTTCTGTTTTGCCAGAGTAGCGTTTTGCAGAATCAGTCGAGCCTACAACATCATCAATGATAATGACTGCGTTCAGCTCATCAAACTCTTTCAAATAAAGCTTGTTACCGTCTGTTACGACATACAACCGCTCCTGCTCGACTTCGTAGCCGAATATCCAAGCGTGAGCTACCATATCGACCTTCTCAGAAATCAAGTCGTCGTTCTCGTCATATGCCCAATCACCGACTTTTTCATCATCATCCAGTCTAGAAAGAACTTTTTGCAAATGCCAACCAGATTGTTTGCACCTCTCGATGTACTCCGCAACAAACTTCGGTATAACAACCTTCTGTTGTTCGTTAATCTGATTGATTATATTCTTCGTGAAACTTAAACCAACAACTAAATCAGTATCTTCAATGTTAAATGCTCTACTTTCTATCCTTTCAATCGCTTCCTGCTTATTCATCTGTTTCCTCCTTGAAAAAGGTATCAAAGTCCAACCAATCGTCTTTAATAAGATTTCCGATTTTTGTTACTCTACCTCCAAAACCGTTACTCTTAACACGTATATACTTACCTTGCAGTTCTTCCCAAGTTGACACACCGACAACTTCCAAGATACGGTCAATCAGCTCAAAGCTCTTATGATAAGCTACACGCTTCCGCTTGTTTTCGTCGTATTTATCTAGGCAGTATCCTCCAATAGATACCCCAAATCCATCTCCCTCAACAGTCAGATAACAAGTTAAAATTCCATGGTCTTCTCTGCCCAAGAAAGTTTTGGTTATCTTTACGTTTTCAATTGTTTTATTCATCCGTTTCCTCCGCTTTCCCACATTTTAGGCATTGACGTTTAGGAGAAATTTTTCCAGTATTCAACGCGATAAAGCGCGGTAATTCCTTCCAAGAATGCTTGCAAAGCAATTGTTTTATATCATTTATTAATTTCATCGATTCCCTCCAAAAAATCATATATTGTCATCTGTTCCACCTTTTCAAAATAAACTGGGCTGGTAGCTAGACAACATCTGCTCTTTTGCCTTCTTGTAAAAATCCTTCTTGATTTCAAAACCATAGGCCGAGCGGTTCATCTCGATTGCCGCCCTTAGTGTTGACCCACTTCCTGCCACAGGGTCAATTACCACATCGCCCTCATCCGTAAAGATTTCAATCAACCGTTTCAGCACAGGAATTGGCTTCTGTGTCGGATGGATAACAGGGTAAGAGCTATCCTTCTCCCACGGTGCATGATTGAGTATCATAGCACCGTTGTTGTTAAATTTCGGTAGCTTATCACGATACAATACCGTAGCCTCTTCCACCGCACCCACAATCTTCATATTCGCTTTCAAGACTTGCGGGCTAGATTTTTTAGTAAAATATAACGGATAAGCATTATTGAAACCATGCTTCTTGCCACACTCGATGACCATATCTCGCTGTTGCCATGCATGGAATACAATCATGGCTGGCGCCTTACCTTTTTCTTTCGGTTCCTTCTTCAACAACCGACTGCAAAAATCAAAGAAATTATTAATCTTAAAATCATTATCCGTATCAAAGAATGACTTCCCAGCCAACTTGCTCTCACCATTTGCATTATCTCCATCCTTGTACCATCGTGGGTCGCTGGCATACGCATTATTTCCAAGGTTGTACGGTATATCAGCAATAATCAACTGTGCCCGCGGGATGTTGTACCGTCTCGCATTCTCGAAATGGTCGTTAAATAACTCAAATTTCAACTAATCTCCTCCACCTCACATCGCTCGTTCTCTTTATATACGCTGGCGACTTGTAAAAGTGTATCGTCGATACCTTCACGCCAAACTTATCTGCCAACTCCTTCGCTGTTCCAATTGCTAGTAGCTCGTCGCCTTTGTAGAGAGCGTACTCTTTTTCTGGCACTACCATCAACTACCTCCATACCTCGTCCGATGATATTCCTCGGCCATACGATCCAGCTCCGCCAAAAACTCATCACCAGGCAAAGCCATCAAGCGGGCCTTTTCAGACATACGTAGCGGATAATTCGCTACTTGCCAATCCAACATCTTGTCTAGTTTCAAATAACCGTCCATTAGTCCTCCACCTCTATAATTTTAAAATTCCCATGCAGATACAACTGCTTTGTCATTACGACACCAACCTGCCGATTTGCGTACCGAAAGGCCTGACGCTCGTTGCCGTAGAAAATTTCCAGACCAGTTGTCGAATGCCTCACATCACGGACAAAAGGGCTGTCTTGCTTAAGGCCGTGTTTCAGAATGACCCGTTTTACCTTGTCTACTCCTTCCATAAATCCATAGCCTCCAAAAATTCAGGCGAAACATCAACATTCTTAGGCAGTTCCTGTTCTTGTTGCCTAGCTCGAACGAGTTCTACTGTCAGTAACTTATCATTCTTCCAATTTCGTAAAATCGCTTTGATATAATTCCATACAGGTTTATTGCGAAATACCCCTTCTTTAAGGGCTTCTCTTATTAATTCAGGGCTAAGCCCTTCCTCAGTAGCAAATTTCTGGATGTCCTCAATTTCAAATGGACTTAATAATCTTCCAAAGCCAGCTTCGAAATCTTTGAATAATTGCTTGATTGAATAATCGCTATTATTTATACAACTACTACTAGATAAGTTTATATCTATATCTATCTCTTGTTCTTTCTCTTTCTCTCCGTTACCATTTGTTTCATCGCTGTTACTTTGTAACACCTTTTGGTTCTCACGATGCTTGCGAACCCTACGGGCACTTGCGGTTTCGCTACCTACCATCTCTGGAACTTGCTCCAAAAAATACTCCCTATCCGATATTTTTGATAACAGTTTTTTGGACTGTAAAAAAACAAGGGTAATTTTTACATTTTCCACATCTTCGTCAATTACCAGCGCAATTTCTTCAGCCAAGTTATCAGCGACCCCGTCAAAAAACAGAATCCCGTTGTCTTCCAGGCTCAACAGCATCATCTTAAGATAGATAATTGTGTGAGTGTCCCCTCCTGCTATTTTTCGAAGCAACTTCATTTCCTTGGATTTGAAGAAATCCTGTGCGAGTTGAATCCAATAGTACCGCTTATTTGCATTTGCCAATCTCTATACCTCCATTCTTCTCCCACATCTCAGCATTTACACCCTTGTTAAACAAGTCCTGCTGATAAATTCTAGCCTTCTGCCAGGTATCAAATGACCGTTTTTGGTAAAATCTATAACCACGCTTGGTCTTGGTCTTCTTTGCAACAATCCAGACCATAGCTAAACCTCACGTTCTGCCAATAGCTCAGCCTGGCACTTGTTGACATTCTCCAAAAAGTCAATCCGTCTGCGTAGCTCATCAATCAGCCTAGCCTGCCCGACACATTCCTGATTTTTCAGCAAGGCCAATTTCTTGTATTCCTTGGCTGTGTGCCTAGTGTTGGCCAATTCACGTTCCAGCTCATGTTGGCTTTGAGGGATATAATCCTCTTCCTCAACACTCAAAAACCTTTTCATCATGTCCCAAAATTTCATTCTATCCTCCGTAATAAGTCCGAATTTGCAAGTATCTCAAATTCCGCTCGGGTTGTTTTTCTTCAATCACAGGCTCCTTGACCTCTATTTCAATCTCAACAGGCTTACGGATCAGCCAGATTAAGATTGGGGTCAAAATAGCAATAAATGCCAAACCTTGTTCTGCTGTCAACATCAATTCTTCTGTCATATCCTCTCCTATGCCAAAACTTGCCAATTATCACGTAGCCAGACACGAACGGCATCTCGTGGAATACGAATGCTACCATTTTCATTTTTAATGGTCGGCATACCTTTTGAGATAAAATATTTCACAGTCGCATCGCCGATTTTCAACCACTTTCTAAACTCAGCTTGGGTCATAATTGGCGGATAGGTATTGTCAGGATCAAACATCTCAGACTTTTCAGCCCATGCCATAGTCATGATGTTTTCCATCTTTTCTTTAAAAAAGCTTTCAAAATCAATCATAATATGTTACACTTTCTTTGTATGTTTATATTTGAGCCTGATTGCCGTCAGGCTTTTTTGTTTACTGTCCAACACGTCTATCCTCGATAACGTTTTCTAGGTGTCCCTTGTATGTATTAATAAATATATTTGAAATTTCATAATACATACTTCTAGCTATTTCGACATCTCTACCATCCAACTCCCTAACATTTTTTGCTCCAAACATTAAGCAAACAAGTTTTCTGATGAGCGTTTCTGGATCAGCATATAACGACGGTTTAGTGAACATAAAACCATCTCCCCAACGGCTTCTCTCATGTACAAGTTCTGTAAGAGATATGTGATAAGCAGGCGGTCTTTTCGACTGTTCCTGTACATACTGAACAATCTCTGGGTATTCTCTATTTATTTCTGCAACTCTTTTATCAATAATAGCTAGGTCTTTAAAAACAGAATTATTTGCTTGTGAGGTAATTTTTTTAGCCACCTCTTTAGCAATCAACTCCTCTAGTTCATTTTTGTTTATTGTTATTGTTTCTGTATTCATTGTGATATAATACCTTTATATAGTTTTTCATTGAGCCTGATTGCCGTCAGGCTTTTTGTGTTGTATCCCAGTAGGTTTCTAAGTTAACCGACAAGATTGCTGCTAGGTTTTTCTTCTCTGTTTCAATCTGTCGCCTGTATGGTGCCAACCCATCCAATCTCTCCTGCTCTGACTTAGGCAGGTAATATCCATTTGGCTTAGTCTTCTTTGCTACTATCGGATGATTAAAATTAACCCGCAAGCTTTCAATCACTTCTTCCAAGCTACGCTTTGAAATACTGAATATTAGCCGTAGTTCACTTGCTTGGATTGGCAAGTCGTAACTAGCATTATTTTTGATAGCATTGAGAACTTTGATTTCCAAGTCATTCATTTCCCTAGATACTGTCATGCCGCTTCCTTTCTGATTTTTCCTAATGCCAACACAGTCTCCCACACATCTAGCACCTCGAGGCTATCAACTATCAGTTGACTGAGCTGGTAGTTTTTCTTTTGCCAGTTGGCAATCAATTTACTTTCCATGTTCTCTCTTCCTTTCCAATCTTGTTCCCCTCCCCTATCCATGCTATAATTTAGCTATCAATACGGAAAGGAGGTAAATACATGGCATCAAAATTTGATTCACTAATTACTGAAATACTGGACAATTATCACGAGAAAATTCACGAATCCGTTCACTATGATGAACTCGGAGAATTTCTGACTGCTTTACTTTATAAATACAAAGAAATTCACCCGTATAAACGACCATCTATTACCGACATTGACGGCGTGAAAATAATTGATCCAGGCGATTTTCACATCTAATGTCCCTTGGTTATTTTTAATAATTCCAAGAAAAAATCACCGTTCTTTTCTTTGCTAAGTTCAAACGGTCCAAAGGCAGTAAGAATGTCTGACATCTTTTCCCTAAAACGCTTGTCAGACTCATGCCGCTCTAGTGCTATCTTACAAACAGTTCCCACAACTACGATAGATAGCACTATTTTTGTTGCCTGTTCAATCTTATTGAATTCGTCCATCCCCTCACCTCCTCCTAATCTTCTTCCACCACATTCTGAACTTCCACAACCTCTACATGAGCCTGCTTGACTATCAAATCTTTAGAAGCACAGTAGCGAATTAAGATGCTCACTGCCTCGCCAATTTTCAAATCATGCTCATTAGCAAAATCTACAACATACTCATACGCGTCCGATTCGATACGGACCACTTTTTCAGCTATTTTCATTTGTTCCTCCTCAAAACTTCTCCCAAGGATTTTCAATTCCCAAGACAGTAGCAACATTTTGCTTTACATTATCACTACCTTTTCCGTAGCGTAACAACTCAGAAATGACCGAACTAGACACGTTAACACTTTGAGCCAATTCAGACTGTTTCATATCTAGCTCAATCAAGCGAGTTTTAATCAGAGCTTTGATTTCTTTTAACTCTTTGCTCATATTTTTCCTTTCTTAAATTTGGTATAATAGACTTGAAATCTTTATAGAAAGGAGGTCAAGTCATGGATATAAATCAAGTTCGCATATTGGAAGCATGCCATAAATTTTTGATTGGCATTACTTCTTGTAAAGACACACTTCAAGATGATACTCTTGTCTATCTGTACCGAGGTCAACGAATTACGTTTGAGACCTATCAGGAATATAGCAATCTGACATTCACTGATTACCATTTGCAGTACGGTCGCTTGCGCGGAGAAAACAGCTATATTAACAATAGGCAGGAATTGGTTGACATCTTCCCTAGCGAAGAGCATTTACGGGCTTTACAGAGAATATCTGATGCCGACCAAGCTCGAATCCAGATCGTCAAATTGCTGACCCAAATCAATCTTGAAGTGCTATCTTCCAAGTATTCTGTCTTGAAAAAAGATAATTACGGATACGATTTCTACAACTTTGAAACCAAAGAAAACTATCCAATCTATCTTTTTTCAGATAATGACAACTTTGAGCTAGTTGCTATCAGTTGATACAACTTCACCTTCAAAGTCGAATGTTTTTAGCTCGTGAGTCAGTTGTTCAAGCTCACGGGCTTTTTTATTAAACTCATTGCTCAGTTCAATAAAACGATCAATATTTGCAATTTTGACGGTTACAGTCATTGATCCGAATCCCATGGCGGTTCCTCCTTTTTATTATTTTTGCTAAAAAGTTAGCGAACTTCTTGACAAGTCTAGTCAAATGTTTTAAAATGAGAACATAGAGAAAAGACCTACTAAAAGTAAGGTATTACCTAGACAAACAGACGCCAATCAGTTTCATTAGGCTTTATTTTTTAGTTGTCTTATTCGCTAACTCTTTAGCTTACGAATATAATTTTAAAACATTTGACTAGATAAGTCAACTATTTTCTACAAATATTTTAAAATTATTTTTCGTGTGCTTAGAAAGGTTGATAAATCAATGTTTGTAGCATTCGACAAAATAAAAGAATTAGCTGATAAACAAGGTATTTCTATAAATATTTTAGAAGAAAAGCTAGGATATGGAACAAATACTCTTTATCGTTTAAAAAGAAGTAATCCTAGTTCTAAGGTATTGAAAGAAATTGCTGACTATTTTGGTGTTTCTGCTGATTATCTCCTCGGCAGAACAAATAACCCACGAATTGCAGATGACCAGAAGTTCTACTTTGAGGGACAAGAAGTGGATGTTGAGGAACTAGCTGGCACTGCCATGCGTTTCAATGGTAAACCACTGACCGACAAGGACAAGAGAGCTATTCAGCGAATCATTGAAGGTTTCTTATTATCTCAAGAGGAGTAATTTCCTATGACAGTTAGAGAGCTTTGTCAAAAGTTCCAGATTAGACTATATATCTTTGATGATGATGAATACGAGGATGAAGCTTTCTATATACCTGGACTACAAACTATGTTCATCAGCAGCAATATCACTGAAGACGAACGAGTAAAAGTGGCCTTGCATGAATTGGGTCACAAAGGGCATTTACCACATCTCTACGAAATATTTCGTGAGAAATACGAGATGCAAGCAAACAGAAATATGATTCATCATCTACTCAAAGCAGAAATGGAAAATTGTGAAGATTATTCACATTTTAACTATCTAGTCTTTATGGAGAAGTATAAACTGAAAACCATAGCTGATGAGGCTATGGTTAAGGAAGAGTATTTAAATTTAGTTGGCTAAAAATACGTGCAAATGCTGATCCACGTTAAAAGCTGCGATAGGAGATTCTCATGGAAAAGAAAAGTGAGAAAAAAGCGTTAGGCATTATTGCCATTGTTTTAGGTGTTATTGCATTGCTTGGTTCTTGGGTTCCAATCATCAATAACATTTCATTCTTCTTTGGGCTACTTGCTCTGTTGTTTGGTGCTATTGGGCTTTTTGTAAACCGCAAAAATTCAAAGACTCTAACAATCGTTGGTACAGCACTAGCTGTAGTTTCGATGGCAATTGTACTAATCACTCAATCAATGTACAGTAAAGCTATTGACGACGCAAGCAAAGCTGTCGAAACTGCTGTAAGCGAAGTTGAAACATCTATGTCATCTTCTCAAGCAGCGGTTGATGAAAACTTCAAATGGACAAAAGCTGACTTTGATGCTCTTGTAGTTGGTGAAAGCCTGTCTGGTGTTGGTGGTGCAAACTTGGACGAAATCATCGCTAAATTTGGTGAGCCACAAACTTCATCAGAATCATCTTCCGAAAACTATACAACAAAATACGTTGACTACAATACAATAGGTGGAACAGAATACAAGAGTGTGTCACTACAATTTGTGCAACAAGAAGATGGTTCTTGGTTGCTATCTTACAAACATTCAAGCGGGATTGAATAATTTGTAAAAATAAAAAAGCCCTACGCTCAACTTTGGACGGTCCGAGCGTAGGGCAGCTTCACATCGGTGGAAAAATAAATAATTTACTTGACAAAATATAAAAGAGGCTCTATAATAGAATCATACGAAGTGGCCCGGATGCCCGATGCATCCTACCGAAAGAGTCTCAATTTATTTGAGGCTCTTTCGTGCTTTATAAGGAGTTACTATGAAACCATTTTCTGATATTGAAGAACAACTTCGCATTCTTCAAGAAGATAAAAAGCTACTGATCCAAGACATGGACAATGCCATCTTTGCGCTAATGAATTGTGGATACTATGAAATCGTCAATGGCTACAAAATCTTCCTACTGGACCCAAACGAAGAGGATGAAGTCTTTAAGAAAGGCGAGACCTTCGAACACCTTGCCTCCCTCTATAATCTCGACAAAGAACTGCGTAACTATGTCATGCAGGCCACGTTAGAGATTGAAAATTCATTGAAAACAGCCCTTGCCTACACCATTGCAGAAGATTTCGGAGTATACGAAATTGATTATTTAAATCGCACCAACTACGTTAAGGGAAAATGGCAAAAACACCACCAAAACTACCAAAGGGATCATTTGCTTGATATGCTGAAAGACATTGCTGCCAACCGTAAGGTTGAGCCACTAATCTCCTATAGAGTAAAGCATGGGCATATCCCTCCTTGGATACTCTTCAAAGAAGCTACCTTTGGAAACTTCGTCAACCTTTTCAAAGTTCTTAAAGGACCGCAGAAAAACAAAGTCATTGCACACTGTATCGGCTTGGACATCAATTTACTAACAGAAGACGACAAAAGGCTATTCGGAGAAATGTTGGACCTCGTTCTCGCCTTCAGGAACAGAGCGGCACACGGCGGACGAATCTTTAATTACAAAGCCAAAAGAAACACCGCCTTATCCTACCACTCAAAATTCCACCCACAAATAGATATATCCCCTGCCGATTATCGACACGGAAAAGGCAGAAATGACTTCTACACCTTTTTCTACTCAATGGTCATTTTCGATAATAAAAACGGGCATAACTATTTAAACTTCTGTCTCTATAAAATTATTGAACACGAAAAAGAATACCCAAGCGACCTCGAAATATTAGAAAGACAAATGGGTTTCCCGCAAGGCAGACTCTATAACGAGATAGAGAAACTTAATCAGACCATCAATCTCTACAGACTACTCAATGACAAAAACTAGTTTATTTATAACAAACAAAAAAGCCCTACGCTCAACTTTGGACGGTCCGAGCGTAAGGCGAATGCGATATAGTAAAAACCTGCTTTGCAGTAGGTCTCTTTACTATACCCATTTTATCAGATTTGAAAGGGGAAATCAATGGCATCTTATCGAAAACGAAGCAATGGCTGGGAGTACCGTGTTTCCTACAAGAAACCAGACGGCACTTTTGGCTCCAAGTCCAAAGGCGGATTCAAGACCAAGGCTGAAGCGGTCATTGCTGCTTCCCAAGCTCAAATCGACCTAGAGAATAATGTTATAGTCGATAAGACCATAACTCTCGCAGATTATTTTGATCAGTGGGCCACGGTACACAAGAAACCTCACATAGATCCAGTCACATTCGAAAAATATGAATTTACCCACAAAAAGATACTAGAATACTTCCCTGATGTCAAGATGCACAAAATAACTCCTACGAGCTACCAGAATGTGCTAAATTTGATGGCTGATAGATTTGTCCACTCAACCATTAAACTCTTCAACCAGCACATCAGAGGATCCCTCAAAGTAGCAGTCTATGAAGGAACCTTGAAGAAGGATTTTACAACCCTTGCCAAAGTACATTCCAATGTTGATTCTAAGGACGAGGCGAACAAGTTTATCGAATTGGAAGAGTACCTGGAACTAATAGCTCACTCCAGAAAAAATATCAAGCACCAGTCCCACTTCTTCATCTACCTGGTATCCAAAACTGGTTTGAGACCAGCAGAGGCTCAAGGACTAACAATGGATGATATGTATGACATACTAGAGTTAGACATCAATAAGACTTACAAAATCAGCGGTAAGAATAAAGGCTGGAAAGGGACCAAGAATAAACAATCAAAACGCAGAGTGCCATTTGATAGTGATGTTTGGGAAACCTACCAAGAATATCTTCAAATGGGCTACATAGACAACCCAGAAAAACGGCTTTTTATCAGAGCCTCTGACACAGCTATTAAAAAGGTTATCAGAAAGAGAGTCAGCAACCAGTTAGCAACACCGCACAGCCTTCGACATACCTATGTCAGCTATCTCAAACACAAAGGAATAGACATCCTAACCATCTCCAAACTGATTGGCCATAAAGATGTATTAGAAACACTCAAGACCTACACCCATCTATTCCAAGACCAGAAAGAAGATGACTTTGAGAAAATCAGACAACTATTCTAAAACTTTTTGGACAAATTTTGGACAAGATACAAAAAAAGCCCGATTTGACGGGCTTTTTAAGGTGGTTCTAATCCACCCTGAGGGAATCGAACCCCCATCTCAAGAACCGGAATCTTACGTGATATCCATTACACTAAGGGTGGAAAGGAAAAACTTGCACAAGGCAAGTTTTTATATGAATTACAATTCAATGTCACCGAAAAGGTCAGCCATTGAGAATCCAGATTGAGTTTCTGGCAATTCGTAATCACGTTTTTCTTCACGTTTTTGACGACGTGGACGTGGAGCACGTTTTTCAGCTTTTTCTTCACCTTCAACTGCTGCTGGACGCTCTTCCAAAGCTTTGATAGAAAGTGATACACGCTCATCAGCTGCGTTTACTTCAAGAACTTTAACAGTTACTTCTTGACCTACTGACAAAGCATCTTTTGGATTTTCAACACGTTTGTGTGAAATTTGTGAGATATGTACCAAACCATCGATACCTGGCAATACTTCAACGAAAGCACCGAAGTCAGTCAAGCGTTTTACTTTACCTTCGATGACATCGCCAGCTGCCAATTTTTGCTCAACGCCATCCCATGGACCAGGCTGTGTAGCTTTCAATGACAATGATACGCGACCTTCAACTTCGTCGATTGCAAGAACTTTAACTTCAACTTCTTCACCAACTGTTACAGCTGATTTAGGAGATACGTTACGCTCGTGTGACAATTCAGTCAAGTGTACCAAACCATCTACACCACCAAGGTCGATGAAAGCACCAAAGCTTGTGATACGTGCAACTTTACCAGTTACAACTTCACCAACTGCCAATTTACCGAATACTTCAGCACGTGCAGCTGCAACTTCTGCTTCAACAACGTCACGACGTGACAAGATGAAACGGTTCTCAGCAGGATCAACTTCTTTGATTTTAGCATCAAATTCTTGACCTACAAAACGCTCAGTGTTACGAGTGAAACGGCTGTCGATCATTGAAGCTGGGATGAAACCACGAAGACCTTCAAATTCAACTGCAAGACCACCTTTAACGGCACGAGTTACTTTAACTGTAACAACTTCTTCTTCACGACCAACAAGCTTGTCCCATGCTTTACGTGCTTCCAAACGTTTTTTAGATACAAGATAAGTAACAGTGTCTGTATCTTTACCAACAACTTGGCGAAGTACTAACAATTCAAGTGTTTCACCAACTTTTACAAGGTCGTTGATATCAGCATCACGGTCGTTAGTCAACTCACGAAGAGTCAATACGCCTTCAACACCAGTACCTGAGATAGCTACGTTTGCTTGACCAGCATCAACTGTCAATACTTCTGCAGTTACCACATCACCAGGTGTAACTTCGCTTACACTGTTCAACAAATCTTCAAATTCGTTCATTATAAAAAAACCTCCGACAATCAGGTCTTTCGACCCAACATAAAATATATTTTATTTAAGGCACACGCAAGGACAACAACAATTAGACATCTTTGACGAACTAGACTATATCTAGTACCTTTACTGGGGTAGCTGGATTCGAACCAACGCATGAGGGAGTCAAAGTCCCTTGCCTTACCGCTTGGCGATACCCCAAAACATTTTCTAAGATAGTATTCTGAAATGAACTCGGGCTAAACGCTGTGTAAAAAAGATAAATCGCCTAGCAAATCAAGATTTGCAGTCAACTTCCTATTTTTACTATGCGTTTGATGCCCTTAGTATCTTAGACATGGAGAGAGAGGGATTCGAACCCCCGAACCCGAAGGAGCGGATTTACAGTCCGCCGCGTTTAGCCTCTTCGCTATCTCTCCGTGCACTAACAGTCACTATTCTAACATAAAATAGCGACTATTACAAGCCTTTTAGTGACTTAAATTATAATTTTCAATAATATTTCCGACTGCTTTTTCTAATTTTTTGTAAAAGCTTTCGGTATTTCCATTTTTAATAACTGCAAAGTTATTTTCAGCCAATTCTGCAATTTCTCCAATTACTTTTTTACCTATAACAAGACGGTATCCAGGGAACTCTTCTCTATTGACAAGAACTTTGCTATCTTCAATCTGAATTTCAATTTTTTTATCTTTTTTACTCAT